AGCATTAATTACGGCAGATGCTGAGAAAAGATCAATCTTCTGCTTCTTTCCATCTTTGAACTTGACTTGTCCTGCGCTTTTAGTCTTAACGATTTTTTCTAGATCAGCAATAACGCCTTCTGAATAATAACCTTCTTTATAAGACTCTTCAACTTCTTCTTCTTCGTCATCTTTCATTGCCATCTTAGTGGCAGTTGCGTACATGACATCAGTAGCTTTATCACCGTAACGATCTTTGAACTCGCTCATTTTTTTCTTGAGTTCCTTAACGATTTTTTCTTTCTTTACTCTCTGAGCACCAGTCATCTCTTCTTCGCTAAACTCTACAGCTTCATAGACATCTTCAACTTCGTCTTGCTCAAGATCGGCAATCCTCTTCTTCTCATTTTCTTTTTTGAAGTCAATTACTTCTGCTTCCTTGTACTCCGGAGTAGGAAGTTCTTGCTTTTGTACCAAATGCTTGTCGATAAAGGCCTTTTGTTTTTCTGCCGTAGCATTATCGCCTAAATCTGAGATTTGGTCATGAAGACTGGATTCTGTAAACTGCTTAAAAGATTTCATTTTGATTCCTTTATTATTCTGATTCTGCTTCGACTGGCTCACTAACTTCTTGAGAAGCTCCGAACATAGAGTCATATTTTGTTTCGATAGCCGCTGTCATTTTATCTGCCATAACACTATTAAAAGTGTTTTCAAAAGTACCTGCATCTTTATCGACTGCATTTTTAATCAAATCACTAACACTCATGTCTATCTCCTTACTTATACGTTTATTTATATTTAATTACTAAGCTAAAGATGGTTCATCGATCTCGTCATCAGGAGAGTCTTGTTGTGGACTATCTTCGCCTTCACTATCTCCGAACTCGTCTTCTGCGTCATTCGAGTCTTCTTCATCTGCTTCTATTTCGTCTCTCATGTTTTCGATTTCATCTTCGTTCATCATGAGAACATTCTTTCTTACCCAGTCTGCTGAGTAGTACTTGCCGACATAGTCGTCAATGTCTCGAAGAAGATTTAATCTTTCTCTCAAGACTTCACTTTCTTTCAACTCTTCAAAGTAGTTGTCTTGCATGAAATCATATCTGATAGAGGCCTGAATGTCGTTCCATTCTTCAGGCTTAATGATTCCCTTAAGGATTAACTGCTTTTCTAAAATCTTATCGAACAGCGATGAGAACTTTGATCTCAATCTGCTGATAAACTTACTAAACTTAATCTCGTCTCTAGATATCTCTGTTGCTCTACCTAAAGAGAACCCAGTGTCTGACTCCATACGAGAAATAGGCACATTGAGAGACTTAAACAATCTCTTCTGGAAATATAGTACATCGTCTAGTTCTCCTAGATTCTGACCACCAGGCAATGTAGTGATCTCTGTACCCTTTCCGCCCTCTCTTCTTGGCAACCAGAAATCGTCAGTCATACTCATATGTCTACGATCATCTTTAACGTCACCAGTACTTGCATCATACACTAAGCGATTCTTGTGCTTAGTCATCATATCTCGTAGATACTGCTCTGCTTTCATCTTAGGCAGATTACCTACATCGATATAGAAAATTCTTCTTTCAGGCGCTCTAGATATTCTATAGATAACTACAGCATCTTCCATCATTCTCAACTGATTCAAAGGCTTATGGGCTTTCTGTAAATGAGAGATAATTAACGAATTCGTCTCATTTAGCATACCCGAGTTAGCATTAACAATAGCATCTACCGCTATCTTTAATCCGGCTAATTCGTTGCCCTGATTACCTACTTGGCTGCCTGCTTGACCAAGAAATCCTTTTTCGCTATAGATATAATATTCGTTCTTAACCTGCTTTGTTAAAAACTTATTATCTTGACTTTGGCCATTAGAGCCTTGAGTCTTATTATCAAACTCTCTAACTTTACGAATCTTTCTTGGATCAATATAGCGCAACTCTTGAATACCCTTTCGAGGCTGCTTTACATCAATCATAACATGATAGTTGATTCTTCCATCAACATACCATTTCTGGAACGTATCGTATCCAGTAGAAGAGAAATCTAGCAGTCTAAGTACTGTATCGAACTCTTCTCTAATCTTTTTCTTGATATTATCTGGTTGATCCAGATCGTCTGTAACACACTCGACTACGCTATCAGTTGAAGATATGCTAACTGCTTCGTTCACAATATCGTCTACTGCCTGTGCCACTTCTGGTTGCTGAAGCATACTTCTATACTTCTGTACAAGTTCTGCTTCTGATCTTGCGCTTCCAGATAAATCTAAATAGCTACTAGCGGCGGTGCCTGTTGCGGCAATGTCGATAGAGCCATCTTCTGCGCTAGGACTAACAAAAGAGGGTATATTCTTATTCTCTTCTGTGCCCTTACGTTTAATCGAAAATCCAAATAATTCAGCCATATTTTATCCTCTAATAGGAGGGACTTTCATCCCTCGAATTATAGTTATCAAGTTATATTATACTGTAGTGCCAGCATCACCAGTGATACCGCCAGAGACGTTCCACCAATCATACTGAAATGTTACATCAAAGGTTTCAATCTCATCAGTTGTGTTCCAATCCATAGTGATTGCGGCAACACTAGTTGGGAACAACCCGTTAAAGTTATAAGTTCTCAATGGTGCACCATTTTTAGCATACTGTGTAATCTGTGCATTAGCTTTATAGTCAGATGCATTTACTCCAGCAGTAACATTACCCTCGTGGGCATTAATTGAGGCCATCCATGCTTCCATAGCGTTACGAATCAGGAAGTCCTCATCGTTCATGATTGTGACAGTCCATTCTGCGAATGTTCTGTCTCCCGCTACTTTTACTTTACGACCGAAATATGGAATTTCGATTGTGCCCAAAGTACTCTCTGGAATCTGAGCGGCTTGTACCATGAAAGGTGTAATTGCATCAGCTTCGCCATTGACCGGATTAGTGATCTGAACTTGAAACAGTGAGGCTTTAGCCCCACCGAATTGCAAGCGGCTTTTAATGTCATTAATGTTGAAAGCCATTTTTTATTTCTCCTTGTTTGTTGTATTATTTATTAAGCCGCACCAACGATCTCATTGAACTCTACGCCTGATCTAACAGCTACGAAGTTCAACTGGATAAAGTTGATTGAGCGAGCTGGCTTGATATAGATATCGCCAACAAATTGATTAGTATCGACAACTTGTCCATCATTGTTTGTTGCGTCACAAACAACTTTAAAGTCAAAGATGCCACGTCTACCTTGTACATCACGCAAGAACGGTTCAACTAAATTAACAAACTGGGCTCTAGTAAATTCGTCATTGAATTCGAATAGAGTTGATTTAGCGGCTCTACTGATAGTCTTTTCTAGAACGATAAACAGTCTACGCACGTTGATTCTATCAAATGCGCTTGATTTGCCGGCATAAGTCTTATCACCAAATAATACTGTACCTTGACCAGGTTGAGTGATTACTGGATTAATGCCATTCTTATATAGCAAGTCTCTTTGTGCTTTGTTAGGATTGATTTGAAGCTTAACAACATTTTTAACATTACCACGGTTATAGCCAGCAGGTGAGAACCATGGATCTCTTAGATCGTCAGTTCTAGCACATAATCCAGCGATGTCACCGTTAAGTGGAATCCAGCGATACGCATCTGAGTACTTATCGTACTGATACTTATAACCACTATCGACAACAGCATAGCTACTAGCAGTTAATCCTGCGGCATAGTCAACAACTTCATCTATAGTGTCGTCTTCGTATGCAGGAGAAACAAATGCTACGCAATCTCTACGAGTTTCAGCAACATTATCGATGATGTAGTTAGCTAGTTCATATCCGTTAGCGCCTCTTGCTTTACCTTGAAGAATGAAAGAAACGTCTACGTCAGCCGCATCTTTAAACAAGTCATAGCCTAAAGCTAGTTTTCCTAATGAAATACCTAATGTTTCTGATTCATCTTTACCATCGCTACCGGCAAGCATTGTTGTTCCAGAATTAGCTTTAAGGAAAGGAGCTCCAAATTTAGCTACATTTGCAGTTGATATTTTTATCCAGTTGGAGTTATTTTCTAATACGTTAACGATATAGTTAGAAGATCCGTCAAACTTCTTAGCCGCTGGGCTAGAAGATATGTTATCATATGTTTCAATGATTGCGCCTGCTACTCCACCGATTTCGCCATCTACATCTCGTACAACAACATGGTAGTTGCCGCTCTCAGGTGCGCCATCAAACTTGTCATGATCGCCCCATTTAACAGTAAATGCTTTATTTGTGAGAGTACTAACGCCAGTGTACTTAGAAGTAAATGTGACATTAACTCCGAAAGAATCGAAAGTTTTGATTGTAGACAAGAGGCCAGTAACACCGGCAAGTTCGGTTAGACTGATTGCTTTATCAGATGTGTTTGAATGTGCAATCGCATCGGCTGCAGTTGCTGCCAACTTAATAGCAACTGTAGTGTTGCCTGTAGCTGTGTTGCCTGCATTATCGTGACCGACAGGTAAAACAGGAATAGCGAAGTATATTCTATCATCTTCAAGGCCGGCGATGTCCGAAGCGCCATTGGCATCATATTGAACAGGAGTACCTGCTACAATAGTGCCTACTTCTGTATCTAGCTGTATAATGTTATTAGCAAGATCGACACCAGTGCCTAGTTTAACTACAGTAGCACCTAAAGCACTACCACCGCCGGTTGTAGACTCGACAATAATACCAGCTAAAGTTTTGAGTTCAAATGATGTGTCGGTGACAACAGCGCCTACTTCATATACAGTTCCGGCTGTATCGTAACCAGCAATACTACCGTTGGTGATTGCTCCAGTAATAAGAACGTAATCGCCTGTAGCAATTTCACCATCGTCATCACCAGTATTGGCAGTTAGAATTTTACCAGCTCCGTCAATAGAGTCGGCTGTCATGGTAGTGTTTACTGGTGCAGAATCTGGATTAAAGCTTAGAGCGCCACCGAGTGAGCCATCACCCGAGGTTGCAACTGTTTTTACTGTCATCTCTTGATCTGAGTCTGTGATTTTAATTTTATCACCTACTTTTACCAATCCAGCATTAACTGATGTGTCAACACCGGAAATTACTGCTGATGTTGCGCCAGCGGCAAGTGTGATCGAAGCGCCTGGGCTTAAAGTACCACCGACAAAGCTTCCTGCGCCTGTTACAGCGGTACTGTCTGCACACCAAGATACTGATAAGCTATTACCTAATAGGCCTTCATATTTACCTTCGAAAAGGTTATCGCTGCCACTTTGAACAGAAGATACGAGAGCAGTATCAGATGCACGAACAACATACAATGCATCACTGTATCCTAGAAAATTAGCGGCTGTATAGAATGTCTCTGCGTTTGTCCAAATGACAGAATTAGCGGCATCGGTAAAACGTGTGTTTGGTGCGCCGAATCTATTAACCAATTCGGTTTCAGATGTGATTAATGTTCTTTGATTTGTTGGCCCCCAACGGAATACACCAGCCAATGCACCTTCGGTTGTAGCTACAGCCGGAGTTGAGTTAGTTAGGTCGATTTCGCTGAAGTTTACGCCTGGACTTAGTTGAAAGGCCATTATTTATTTCTCCTTGTTTAGTCAAAATTATAAACTTTAGTTTAGTTTGTTATGATTCTATTGTTTATAATCTCTATTTATAGTTTTTTGAATCTCTCTTAGTTTAGCCAAGCATCATCGTTTTCGCCAACAGAGCGTATTTCTGTCGTATCATTGTTGATGTCATAGTCGTTAAACCCAATAGGCAATAGACTTTCTGCTAACTCTTCTTCATTTCTTTGCCTAAGCTCGTTAACGGTATTTATGTTTGTAATTTCTTTAAAGAACATCTGATCTGTCATCCATGCAAAAAGCACTAGTCCCATAACTAGGTCATCATGACATCCTGATTCTGCTTCGTATGAGTTAGCTTTTCTAGAAAACGTAGAAAGTTCATTAATTGTGTCGAAGTCATTCAATATAATTTGGTCTTGTTCAACTAGCATCTTGAGCATATTACATCCAACGGATTTAACTGCTTTTGTTGTTCGAATGCCCTTATCTGCTTTCTTTGAGAATCCTGTAGATATTCTTTTACCTGATCTACCTGCTGATTCTGTGAACAT